TGGAGGATGGCGCAGACAGTGAATTTGCCGCCTCGGGTATCGGTGGGTTGCAGGCCCTGCCGAAGGATGTTGTGTTCGGCCAGGATGCCGGGCTGCCAGGGGCAAAGACTGAGGCTGAGCTGAACAGCCAACTGAGCAACATCAAGATGAGCGTGAAGAAGGGAACAAATACCGGACGCTGGGAGATGGTGTTCCTGTTCAAGGTGCCAAGTCCCTTGCCCGCCATCAATTCTACGCTGGTCACCATCAACACTCCCGGCTTTTCGCGTTACATCAACTTCCTCATCGGGCCTACGGGTTTCCAGCTACGTGCCACGGGTGCCGACTTCTTTACGCCGCACCTCGATGCACCGAGCGGATTTGGTGCTGGCGTAGTGGTGGCCGGCGAGTGGATTGCCATGCGCATCCTGTTCTTTCAGAATGGCGCGAACATCAATTGGGAATGGGCCTGGTATCAGCAAGGAAGCAGCACCTTCTGGGGGCAGTCGGGCAGCTTCGCAGGCGTGGGCGTCACGGCACCGACACAGGTGATTGTGAGCGCTCAGGCGACCAGCGCCTTCAGCGGTACAAAGGTGGCGCACTTCGTAGTCAGCGAGCAAAGCCTCGGCTTTGCCTCCGGGGACACCACGTGGAGCAGCGCCATTGACGCGTACGCGGGGGAGCTGGCTGCTAACCGAATCGATCGCATTGCCCGCGCCGCCGGCATCTATCTCGAAATCACTGGCGACGTATTCAGCACGGCGGCGCTGGGGGCGCAGCCCGTTGACACGCCCATGAACGTGCTGACGGATGCCGCGCGTGCAGACGGGGGGGTGCTGTACGGGCTGCGTGACGCCTTCGGCATCGCCTACCGATCGCGGCAGGACTTGGAGCGGCACGGGGATGCGGCGCTGAACTACAGCCTGCACTTCGCTGAGCCGCCGCGCGTCACAGACGGCCTTGAGTCGATCGTGAACGCCTTCACGGCTTCGCGCCGGGGCGGTAGCTCGGCGGTCGCCGAAATCACCACGGGGCCGAACAGCACGCAGGAACCGCCGAACGGGGTGCGGTATCGGCCAGGAGGGTCCGACTTCAACATCTACAACGACGACACCTTGCCGGACCTGGCCAACCTCTACGCTCGCATTGGCACCATCGATGCCCCGCGTATCCCCAACTTCGCCTTTGGCTTGCATCGCAATGACACGCACCCCAGCACGGCCGCCGGCCAGTCCCTGATGAATCTCGACATCGGCGATACCGCCTACGTGGATGGCTGGCTGGCACACCTGGCGCCCGACTCCCTGAGCTTCATCATGCAGGGCTACTCCGAGACGCTCATGCATAGCCTCTGGGAGTTGCGGTTCAACACCTCGCCGGCCGCCGTGCTCAACACGGGCACGTGGGATACAACCGATCAGTACGCCGGGAAGCAGCGCTGGGGAACGGGATCGAGCACGCTCAATGCGGGCATCACGGCCAGCGCCACAACCATCACCATAGCCAGCACGGCCGCCGTCACCACGGTAGAGGTGTTCACCACGGTGAGCGCTCGCTACCCGCTGGATATTCTGGTGAACGGCGAGCGCATCCGGCTGAACAGCGCGCCGACCGGCGGCACCTCGCCGCAGACGTTCAACGGCGTGACGCGCGCCGTGAATGGCGTCAGTAAATCGCACCTGGCCGGGGTCGCTGTCCGACTCTTCACGCCTACGTACTACGGACTCTAGGGGATGACGCATGGTTGCTACCGGCGATGAGATCAGAGCATCAGACTTCACGGCGCTCGAAGACCTTACCATTCGGCGTCCGCGATGCCGCGTAGTGCAGAGCACCATCCAAAGCATTCCAGACAACACGGCAACGGCCATCACCTTCACGACTGAGGATGATGACCCGCTCGGCTTCCACGATACTGTAACGAACACCACGCGCATCACCCCCACCATCGCGGGTTGGTATCGGTGCACTGGGACGTACTTCTCGGCAACGCTGGCGGCGAGCACGCCGGGCCTTCATGCAGTGTTCTTTCGCAAGAACGGCGCCACGAGCATCCCGCCGGGTAAGCGCTCGCTGAATCAGAGCATCGTGGTAAGCCCTGGCGTTTCCTGCACAACCCAAATTCAGTTCAACGGCACCACGGATTACATCGAACTCATGGCGTTGCAGGACAGCACGGGCGCGGTCAATACTGCGGTGAGTGCATACATCGCCTGTGCCATTGACTGCGTTTACGAATACAATAGCTAGGGATGCAATGACACTGCATATCGCTGACATTGCCAGCTATCAAGGAAACCTCACCGTTACTCAACTTCGGGCCGCCGGCTTCGGCGGCGGCAACCTGAAGATCTCGCACGGGCTCGGACTCAAGAGCGTGCACCCGAAGATCGAGCGGTATACCGACTTTGCTGTGGGCACCTTCCATTGGCTGACCAAGGATGCCAGCGGCACGGCTCAGGCCGAGCACGCCTACGCGCGTATGCGGGCGCTGCGGTTGACGGACGTAGCGCACACAGTGGACGTGGAGAGCGACGGCCTGACTGAGCGCATTTACCGCGACTACCTGATCAGGATGACGTGGCTACTGCAACGGTCAATTCTGACATATTCGGGCAAGTGGTGGGCAAACAGTCGATTCTGGCTGCGGTCGAGCGCAGAGAGTCCCTGGCTCTGGAGCGCCCCCGGCAAGGGCTATGTGCCCGCGTACCCGGGAGACTCGTCTCCACTGTGGGATGATGGGTACGCGGGGTGGGACACTCTGGCTGTCATGCAGTACCGCGTGGCGAAGGTGGCGGGCATCGAGGTCTCACAGAGCGCCGTACGAGACCTGAATCTCTGGGGAGGGATTGCCATGGCAGACAACAGCGTGCCGGCCAGCGACGTGCTTCTGGCCGAGTTCAACTACATCGGGCCGAAGCGCAGCAAGGCCAGCGACGGCACCATCGGCGACACCGCGCACGCCAACGACAGCAGTGACCACAACCCGGACGAGACGGGCAGAACCCCGTTCGAAGACAGCGACTCGATCAATGAGGTGCACGCCCGGGATGTGACAGACGCCGGCCCCTGGCTGGTCGGCTGGAGCGTTCAGCGAGCCATCAACATCATCTTGGAGCGCTGCCGCAGCGGCCAGGAGAAGCGCCTCCAAAACATCATCTACAACCGCAAGATCTGGAGTCGCAGCACCGGATGGGAGCAGCGCGACTACAACGGCAGCAACCCGCACGACAAGCACGCGCACTTCAGCTTCCGCTACGGGAGCGGCGCAGCCCCGGGTAACCCGGAGAAGATCACCACCCCGTACGGCATCGCCGCTGCGGCCAAGGCAGAACTTGAACCTGAGAAGGAAGAGGTGCCCGAAGTGGCATTCGCAGACGAGAAGATCAAGTTGACCGCGACGGCCGGAACCGAGCTGTTCGAGCCAGACCGCGCCGCCGGCAGCGAGGTAGAGGCGGCGACCGTCCTCCAGCTTGCCGCCATCCACGCACGCCGGGCCGCGCTAAGCACCGACACTGTGGAGGCGACCCTGGCCACGCTCGGCGGTCTCGTGCAGGCGCTCGTGTCGCGTGATGATGTGGACGAGACTGCGCTTGCCGAGGCGCTGGTGCCGGGCCTGGCAGCCGCCGTGCTGGCCGGGCTTCCCGAAGGAGCCCTGACGGGGGCAGACGTGGAGCAGGCTGTACGCAACGTGCTGCGGGACGGCGTTTCCGCATAACCGCATTACCCGTCCAGACCACTGCGGGATGCTACGAGAAGGCGGATCATGAGTGAACAGGCCGGGTTGGCTGACATACGTCAGGGACATCGTGATCTTCATTATCGGGGCAGGGATAGTGATAAAGCAGACGGGATTTCCGTTTCTTATCGAACCTCCCCAGTCGGGACTGAGCGTGCCGGCGTTGGTCATCGGAGCGCTGTTCTGCAATGGCCCGGTAGTGCTTCAGGCGTTGTCTATCCGTTTTGGTACCGGGCAATCTTCGCAGCACTCGGAGTCTTCGTCCTTGCCTTCGTCATCGGCATCATCTTCGGGGGGTGAGCGGTGATGCCCTTTCGGAGATGGTTTGCCGAGCGTGGTGCTGAGCATCCAACCGTATACAGCATGATGACACTGGCATTCGGCATGGTCGCCTGCATGATCATTGCAATTTTGGTGGCCGTGCAGGTGGGCGAAAAGAATCGGCGCGAGAGCGATCGGCGACTGTGTGCCTCGATCCTGTCTGACGTGAATGCCTACCTTGAATCGCCGCCGGTAACCGACGCGGGGCGCAATCAGCTTCGCGCCAAGCAGGATCTCCTCCGAGCACTCCAGTGCCCGGACGGACCAAAGGAAGAGGGATAGGGAACATGCCGAAAGTCAACGTCACAGAGCTGAAGGTGAAGGCTGCCGCCATCGCTGCGCTTGTGGTGTCCCTGGCCGGCACCACGCTACTCGGAAGCACCGTCACCGACTACGTGCCGAGCCTGCCGGACCTCTTGGAGGCACCGGCCTACAGTCTCATCGCCTCAGGGGTGGTGTGGCTGGCCGGCTTCCGCACGCGCAACGTGGCCGGCAAGCTGGCGCCGAGCACCGAGGCTGCCATCGAGGCTGAGGTGCGGGAACGAATGGGCGGCCGGCCGCGCCCGCAGCCGTAAGCTACGACACGCAGAAGCCCCGGACCGCGAAGGTCCGGGGCTTTTTGCCGTGCAACCTAGCGACGCCACCACGGGAGCTTGGCAAGCGCATCGTTCGTCTTGCTGTTCAGTTCGAGATACTTGGCCGTTGGCTTGCTGCCCTTCGGCAGTCCGGCGACGTAAGCATCCTGCTTCGCCTTTGCCGCCTTGAACGCCTTGACGTCTTCCGCCTTACCCATGACTCCCCTTTCTCGCTGTTCTACAGCGAGTTGACCTAGTTTCGGGCGGTTGAGGCGCTGCGCACGTGCCGGCCCGGCGTGGAGACCGGCTTCGCGTGGCGAGGGGTGTACGTGCGATTGGTGCTCTTTTCGGGTTTGACCCTACGATCTGCCATGCCTTGCTCCCATCCCTAGGATTGGTCAGTTACTTTCGATGATCTTTCGTGCCAACTCAGCAAAGTCGCCGTAGTAGTCCTCCACCTGGCCATAGCCACCGCCGTGGCCGTGCTCGTACGCCAGAGCGAATACGGCGTCGTGCTGAGCTTCGTTCAGGCCAGCCAGGGGGCGGCCGGTCTCCTCGAACATCCGGGCGTAGTGCGCGGCATGTTCGGCGGCGGCCTTCTCCAGCCGAGCCTGCCGCGCGGCGCGTTCCTCGGCTCTGCGAATCTCGATTGCCTTCGCGGCCAGGCTCTTGGCCAGCTTGTCAATCTCCGCAGCGTTCATGCCCTCGATGTCCATCTGCCTACTCCTTCGCTCTCGCTTGCTTCCTGCCGTCAGCCTAGCAGTTCAGATGTGGACTGTCTAGGCGTCAGGGCAACCGGGGCAGTGCAAGCCAACGCACGCGCCCGTGTGGCCGGTGAAGCGCGAGACCAGCCAGGCCAAGCAGTACGCGGCCAGAGCAAGCCCGGCCATGCTCAGCAGCACCCAACGCGCCTCCCATGCCAGCGCTACGAAGGTGATGGCATAGACGCCTACGGCACCGCCGATCGTAAGCGCAGCGCGCTTACGCCGCAGCCACCCCGCGCGGGTGCGGCGCATGACGTACGGCTGACGCACGAGATCGGGCCGCGAAGGCACGGCACTGATCGGCCCCACGATCTCGATTTCGCCGGCCGCCGCGCGCTGGCGCTGCACGGCCAGCATCTCGTGCCGGCTGAGTGCCGGCCCGGTCACCCAGCACACTGGCTCAGTCTTCATCTTGCTGACAGCGTTGCCCATCCCTAGGCCCTACCTCTCTATGCGTTGATTCGCTTACGGTCAGCCGGCGTCATGCCAGCCCAAACTCCTGCCCATGATCCCGCCGGCTGCTCTGCCTTGCGAACGTACGGGCCGCACTTCGTGTACTTGATCGGGCAAAAACTGCACAGATCCTTTGCGGCGGCGACGCCGCGCGTTCCCCGGCCATCAATGACGTCATCCATGATGCGCCGACCAAACTCACTCGCGCACGTCCCATCGCTCATGTCCGGCATCCGCACGCCCATCGGCACCCAAGCCCCCAAACGCCCCTCATGCTGCCGCTGCACGTTGCCGTTCGCAGCGCGCTCCCGGCGCATGGCGTTGTCGTAATTGATGGCCCGAATGGCGCCGGGGCAGATGCACTTAGGCACGTCTGCGCGGCGAGCGAGCGCCCCCTCCACGGTGCGCGTGTAGGCCCTGCCTCTGGCCGCGCTCAGGCTATTGTGTGTGGGCGCAGGGCAGTCATCCTCGATCTTCCATGGCCGGCCGCCGTTCCACGGCAATTCCGTTCCCGCGTAGTATCCACTCATTATCACCACCACCCTTCAGTCAGGCCGTATCCGGCAATGAGCACGGACACCATCAGAATTTGCACCACGCTGCGAATGAACGCCTTGGCGAGTACAGCGGCGCGGCCTAGCTCATCCCTGGCCGCGCGTTGCGCCGCAGCCTTGGCCTTGGAGATCTTGCGGATATTCCACGGCGCCTGCTGCGTGTCGTTGTAAACCGGGCACGTGACAGCAATCAGGCATGTCTCCATGCCCTTGACCAGTCGGCGACGCCACTTGTTCTTGCTCTTGAGGAGGTTCGCCGGAAGCGGGAGCACTCGATAGCACTTCGGCCGCAAGTCACTCCAAGGCGCCCGAACCGCACCGTATTTCGTGCTGCCCGTCAGGTGTTGCTGCGCACGGAAGTAGTAGCTATTGGTCATGCCCGCATAGCCGAAGTGCCGGCCAACGAACGGCAGGCCGAGGAAGGCGTGCGGCTTGTCCACGCGCCACACGTACAGTCCACCCTTGTACTTGCTCATGCCGTCAACCTCCCTCGCCAAACTTTGTTTTGATCACGGGTCACGTGCCGGGGGTGCCAGTCTTCGGCAAGCTGGCCGACGTACCAGCCGAAGCCGGCGCCGCGCAATTCCTTCACGATCTCGCCAGCCTTGATGGTGCCGTCTGGCCGCGCCGGGTCATACGCTCCCACGTGCCACGTGGAACAGATCGGGCAGCGATAGGCCCGATTGGGGCCAGCGCCCCGAGCGATGCGCCGCCGGATTGAAACGGTGGCACTCTCGCGGGAGCGGCGCTCCTTCCCGTAGCACACCATGGCGAGTGGAATGACGTGCCACGCACACAATCGGCCCCCGGCGTGCGGCGGCACAAACTCGTCATCGAGAATGCACCGCCGTCCCGCGTGCGGCATGTCTGCGAGATTCACGGCAACCTCCGCAGCGGCGCGCAATTGCGCACGGAACGCCATGGCCAGGTGAGTTCGCCTGCGGCGAATCTCCACGCGTCATCACCGATCTTGGTCCACACGTCGTCGTCGCAGTCCTGTACCCGCGCGCCAATTTCGACCGGCTCATCGATCACGTCTTCGGAAGTGGAGGGCATCAGCTCTAGCACAGCCTCAATGGCGCGCCGGATGTCAGCGCGCCGAACAGGAGGTAGCTCCCGGGCCGCCACGTTGATCATCTGTTCGGTCACCTTCATGATCCACTCCCTATCATCTGGCTGGCAATGCGCTTCTTAGTCCACATCCTAACTGCTTCCACATCGTATGTATAGCCCCTAGTCACTGAGCCACCGTAAGGTGCTGGGAACCCGCTCGTTTCGGACTTATCGCGCGCCATCTGCAATGTCTTGTAGGTCATGTCGGGGTCGATGTCAAGGAGCAGGCCAGGCAGTTCAGACAGTTTTTTAGTCGTGATCTGGACTGGCTCAGCCTCCAGCACCCTGCTACCTCCAGCTACCTCAGAGGTAGCTTGATCCCCCAGCGTAGCCCGCACGCTACCTCGCTGCCTCTCCAGCGGTGAATAGCGCTCGATAAAGGGAGATGCCGAAGGTTTAACCCCGGAAACCGCAAATGCCCTTGCTTCATCATCGGTTATCAGAGGTGCCCGGAACACCACTGCTTCATCCCCCATAACGGCGACCCACCGGCCCCGCTCCTTCGGCTTATTGGCCGGAAAAGGCTTGATGTGAGGAGCGAGCATTTTGATTGTTTGCCCCTTGTAGCGGGCCATGAGAATTACCTGAAAGGACTCACGAAGGTCGGCATTGCCGCCGGTTACCCTGGTCGAGAAGCGGATGGCCACGAGCATCTCGAACATCCCCAGCGCACGCCCCGTGTAGATGATCTTCTTGAAGCCAGTCAGGGCCGGCGAGCGGGTCGGCATCTCCCGCTTCTCCTCGGCGGTTGACCGGCTGCGCATCGCGTTCCAGTAGTCGGCCAGGAGATCTGCCGTCAGGCTCCACTCCTCACAGATGATCAAAATCTTGGGGCGCGGCGCGCCGGGGTTGGCCTTCCTCGCCTCCACCTCTTCCCCCAGTGCAACGCCCATGTCGTGAATGCTCTCCATGTCGGTGACGTAGCGCACCCCATCGAGACCCTTGATCCACTCCTGACTCTCCTCCTTCCAATCGAGCACGATGACGTTCCATCCCCAGTGCAGAGCCTGCATGGAGATGACCTTGATCATCTCGCTCTTGCCGGCGCCCGATCCGGCGCTCACGGCCAGGTGTGGAGAATCTCCCTCCATGGAGATATTGAGACCTTCTCCCCCGGCGGTCATGCCATAGAAGGGGTTGTACTCCGAGGAGGCTCGGAGAAAACCCTCTACCTCGGAGAAGGTGATCAACTCAGGGAGGGCGGCCGGCACGCGGAGGAGAATTCGAGGAGAGCTTCCCTCCAACTGCATGGAGGAGGAAATCTCCTTCACTCCGAGCTTCTTCGCCACGGCCGTGCGGAGATTCCCCTCTACTTTCTCCGTCACGCCGGCAAACTCCGCGGGGAGAGAGATGACGATCGGCGCTCCCTCCCGGTAGCTACGGGGGATGCTGACCGCCCTCCGCTTATCGGCCAGGAGGGGCAGTGCCACCCCCAGCGTGACGGAGACGATGCCGGCCACGGGGAGGACCTTCTCCTTCTCCCAAAGGAAGCGCCCCTCCTTGATGATCGTGACGGTTGTCCAGCGCTTCTCTGCTCTCCGGTCTGCGTGCTCAGCGACCACCTCGCGCACCGGCACGGCGATGCGATAGCCGTGCCGGTCAACGTGCCTGCGGAGAAACCAGAGGGAGAAGAGGAGGGCAGCCACGGCAAGGTGGGCGAGGAGGACAAAGGAGGGGGAGAGGTAGCGGGGGAGGGAGAAGATTCTCCCCGTGAGGTAGAGGAGAGAGCACAGGAGGGAGAGGAGAATCCCGTACAAGACGGAGAGGCGCCACAGCAGCCGCTGCCACCCCGGGAGCTTCTCCCACCGCAGCGCGGTCCCTGAGGGGTCGAGGCTCATGGTGGCCGGCCGGAAGAAGGTGGCGTTCGTCTTGCGATCCCCAGAGAGCACCCCGTTTCTCCCCAGGAAGAAGCGGAGGAGAATCCCGGAAATGGCATAGAACAACTTGAACGCGGAATAGAGCGCCCTGAACGACTTGATCATCGGCGATGCCTTCCCCTCTGCTTCTCGCCCATGCGGGCATTGATCTTGATTGCCAGCTCATACGCTGCCCACGTGGCGAGCACGAGTGCCAACGTGCCATAGCCGAACACGGCCCACATCACCGCCACTTCAGCGGACACTGCTTCCCCTCCTCCGTCAGCCTCCACAAGTCCGGAAAGCTCGGCACGGACACAAGTAGGCCGCGCCGTTCCAGCCGGCGGCAGGCTCGCTGTTCGGCGTGAGTGAAGGCCATGACGGTGGACGCGACAGTGCGCCGCCCCCGAATGAGGAGCGACGCCTGAAGCCAACCAACGCGCTGACACTTCATGAGGAGAACTTCGGCTTGCTCGGCAGGGCTTCGGCCAGCTCCCGAAGTGCCCGAAGCATCTTGCTAGTGTCGCAGTAGCAATCCGGGTCGCCGCACTCGTCAATCGCCACGGTGTCTTCCCAGCGCTCCTGCAAAATCTCGATGATCGGCGCTTCGGGCACGAACTTCGGCGCATCGGCCGGGAGCGTGAAGCGCGCAGGCTGGCCGTCAAGCGGGGGACACGCGTAGCACGTGAGACCCCCGCAGATTCGCTCGATGCTGAGGAAGGCGACGCGCGTCGCATCCTCGAACACCTCCTCAGCCTCGCCGCACCATCCCATTTCGATGGCGAGGTCGGCGAATAGCTCTGCCAGCGGCTTCAGCTCAACCTGCACGGTGCTCATCGGGAAACCAGCTCTCGCATGATACGGACCGCCTCAGGGCGAACCTTCTCGGACGGGGGGATCTCGGCGGCCGGGTTGGCCTTGAGGGTCTTGGCTGCCTTCGTGTAGCGGTAGGCGACGGAGGGGCTGATGCCAGCGGCCGTGGAGATCTCGCCAGCCTTCGCGCCATCCACGGCCATCTCGGCCACCTTCTGGACGTTCCACTCGATCACCCGAGGCGCCCGAGTCTTCGGCTCACTGGCCGGGGGAGCGCTCACGGGGGCAATCTCGGCAACGATCGGGGTGGGCGCCGGGCTGTCTTCGGACAGCTCATACCGAGCCAACACCTCATCCACATCGATATCCGGCACGGGCAAGCTCGTGGGCTGATTAGGTCGAGTGAACAGCAGCACCATCGTCATGCCGATCATGCCGCCGTCGATGGCGGCCGGGCCGATCATGGCAATGAACTTCTCTTCGCCCATGAGCAGCAGCAGCGAGTAAAGGTGCTGATAGCTGACGATGGCGGCAGGGATGGCCGGGAACAGGGCCAGCGCCCTGGCGAGCCGGTGAGTGAATTTGCGCTGCCAGATGATCCGCACCAGCACCTCGATACCGAGGAAGGTGAAGACCGGCCAGAGGGCCGCCGGGGGGATGCGCAGCCAGAGCGAGATGTCACTGTCAGCCAGGATGGTGTGAACGACATTGCCGGCCGTGCTCAGGGCCAGAGCCAGAGCCAGCGTGAAGCGTGCCCAACGCCGGCCGTTCTTGTTGTCGGTCATCGACTGAGCCTTTCGTGGGGAAGTTGTGGCGCCGGGGCCGGCGACTTGGCGTGTATCCGTCTGCATGACCCCGACGCTTCAGTCCCAGTCTACATATGAACTTGCCAACTGTCTACGGGGTGAAATCGGGACAAAAAAGCGGCACCGAGGCACGATCTGCCCGGTGCCGCTTCATCGGTGAACCGTCAGTGCCACTCGAAATCTCGCACGAAAGATCACCCCCTCTCGTGGTCGGCGTGGTCTGCCGCGTACTCCGACGCGTCGGCCAGGTCATCGTACGTTTCGGTCCACTCACACGCCGGGCGCATCCAATGCTCCCGGCACGTGGCGGTGACGCCACCCGTGGGCTCCGAGATCAGCTCAACCTGAGCCACCTCGCCGATGAGCATCAGCTTCGCCACGATTACCCCACCCCCGGCTCAGGCGTCGATCTGCACGATATTGGTGACGACGAACATCGTGTAGCCCTGGTTTCGCTTGACTTGCTTTTCCACCCCGAGCACCACGTCATGCGTGAGGGGCTTCCGGGCGGGGGGGGATACGCGGGTGTGCCCGAAGCCCTGGCCGTTAACGCCGGGCACGGTGAAAACGTTGAAGAACAGGTAAACGCGGGCCTTGTCCATGACTTCCCTCCCCTGGCCGGAGCTTCCGGCACACCCTCAGCCTAGCAGTTCACATCCGGACTGTCTACGGCTGAACGATGGTGCTCGGCAAGCGGCGGAGCTGACGGAACAACTCCGAGGGGGTGACGTTGCCCGGGAGCCGGCCGTCATCGAACAGGTGATACCCGGCAGCGGCCAGGGAGGCATCTACCAAGCGACTGCACATCATGGTGTCGGTGCCAGCGATGATGCGCTCCAACGCCTTCGCGTGCACGCCGGCCCGGTAGGGCGGAATGGCCGCGTACGTAAGGAAGTCATAGGGCGTGCCCACGAAGTCCCTGGCCGCAATCGCCACCGCGTGATCAACGGCAGGGGCCTGATACTGCGGCCGGATGTAGGTGTACTCCGGAGTCCAGTGCCGCTCCTCGGTCATCTCGATCTCCTCGGCGCCGCCAGGCATGGCCTGCACTAAGAATGGGTTCTGCTGCGGCAGGGCGCCCCGCGACACGACACCGCAGTGCCGCTTGCGGAACCATTCGCCCGGACCCTGGCGCCAGATCAAGCCCGGCTCCACCGTGGCCAGGGCAAGCTGTGCCGCGCCTACGAAGGCGCCCGTGACGCCGGTGATCGGGCCGAACATGATGTCACCGGCCCGGAGATCCCTGAGGCTGCTCATGATTCATTACTCCTTGGATCAAAGGTCAGCAGTGCCCGTACACGGTCACGGATCTCGCCTTGCGTCATGACCCGCGCGCCAATCTCGATCAGGAGGTTTTCGATCTGATCACGCATGACCACGAGACGCTGCGCGGTCTGCCGCCGCGCCTGCTCGTTGTTCAGCGCCCGCACGATGTCCGCAGCGCCCTGCGTTTCTTCGGCCACGGCCAGAACCCGCCCGCGACACATGACGGCGCGATGCGTGGGCCCGACGGCGCCGGTACTGTAGTCGGCCACTCTTCCCCTTCCCTTCCGTTGCCCTGCTACGAAGCGAGGGACCGAGTGCACCCCTCGCGCACTCGGTCCCTCGATGCTTGCTGCCTTACTCAGGCCGTGTATTCCGGCGTCGGCTCACCCTGCGCCTGCGCGGGCGCGCTGTCCTTTTCGGACTTGCGGAGCTTGCTCAGGCGACCCTTGAGGAAGTCGCCGGCTGACTCGGCGTCGGCCGTGATGCTCACGAGAACCTTGTTGCTCTCGTTGTCAGTCAGCGTCACCTTGATCTCGGTGTCGCTGCCCACCTCGATGGCCTTGGAGGCGTACGTGATGACGGACAGATTGGCCACCCGAACATCGACCAGGGTCTCATTGGTCTCGGCGGTTCCGATGTGAAGTGCGTAGGTCATGTTTCCCTTCCCGGTGCCGGACGTTCCGACCCCCTGAGCACTGCCCGCACCGGGAGCAGCTGGACAGATGACCAGCGCGGGCAGTACGTCAGGAGAACGGACCGTCAGACCCTTTCGAGCCGCGCGGTTGCGCCAGTCCACTTGCTACGGGTGGTGCCGGGGATGGGCTCCTTGCGGCCACGGGCGACCGTGAGGCGCATCCCCACCATCTCGCTCTCGGTGCGCACCCGAGCCTGCTTGATGGCCTTCTTGATCGCGGCCTTCAGGTCGCCGCTCGCCCAAATGCCCCGCAGGCCCTTGTCGTCCTCCACGTCCAGAGGGTCGATGTTGCGATCCTCGATCTCCTGCGGCGTGTAGCGGTACTCGGTCTGCACGACAATCAGGGTGTCGTAGAGCGGCCGGCCCGTGTTCACCTGAGTGACCTTGCCCTCTTCGGCATCCCAGAACTTCGGCTTGCCCTCATCGTCACGCGACTGCACGTCACGCGGGGGTTTGGTGATGATGCCGGTACGCTCCTCGGAGCCCGGAACGAACTTGTTGAACAGCGAGGAGAGCTTCTCCCCACCGAACAGACTCGATCCGCCGTTGCCGTCATCATCGACCAGGGACGAACCCCCGGCCGGCGCCCCGGAAGTGGGGGCGATGTTGCTGGCCTGCTGCGCCGCCTGCTGCGCGGCCCGCTCGAATGCACTGGTCATACTGTGTTACTCCTTTGCTCTGCGCTGCTCTGCATTGTGTGAAGCGATGCACCGAGAGTACCTAAGCTCTCGCACGGCTTGGCCCTGCGGTCAAACAGGCAATACCGCGACGTACGGATTCCATCTGCATCACTTCATGGGAGAGAGAACGAACAAACCGCAGCCTATCCGGTGACGCAATGTTCGCTACGTTCCCTCTCTCGCGTCCCTGGCGGGCATCGAACCCACCTCCACCCCGCTGATCAACGGTTGCCGCGCCTTGCGGCCTCAGGGACGTTTTTAATTTGTATGCCCGGGTCGGCCTCAGTCGTTGCCCGAACCTTTCTCCAAGGGTGTCCATCCGGCTTGCTCCATGAGATGCATCATGACCCGGAGATTGTGATCCCTTATGCGTGCCCCGCCACTTCTCGACAACGTGGTGGCCATCCTGCCTGACGTACGGCTTCCGGACCGAGGCATCTTGCCGTTCAGTTGTGCACTATATCAGAAAATCTGC